CCGGCCTGACGCAACAGCGCGAACAGGAACCGCCGCATTTTGGGCGTGATGGGGATGATGACGGGCGGGCCGCCGTACTCGTGAAGCTGTGCGAGGTCGACGAGGCTCTCGCCGCCGCTGGAGCGTGCCGAGCGCGGTACGCCGATGAAGGCTTCGTCGCCCTCGACGATCACCGCGACGGAGTTGCGAAGGTCACCGCGCACGAGCAACGACTTCGTTCCACCGAAGCCATCGAGCTGGCGGGCGGCGAGCGTGAGCGGAGACGGCGGCTTGAGGGGTTCGCCCCCTGGCGCCTGCTGAGTGAGTCCCTGGACGATCTCGTTCCGAAGGCCCTGCGCCTCCTGCCGGATGGCGACGCCGATGGCCGAGCGCAAGCGCTGCGGGCCAGCTTCGAGCAGCTGCCGCGCGCGAGCCCAGTCGCCGGTGCGCATCACGGCCATGGCTCAGGCCACGCCCTTCGCGCGCAGGCGGGACACATGCTCGTCGAGCCAGCCGAGCGCGACGTGGGTCGCTTCGTTGAGGACGGCGCCCTTGCGGACTGACACGGCTGAGAGCGCCAGCGACTTGGCTGCCACGTCCACGTCCTCGGGACGGCAGCCGTAGTCCGTGAGCACCTCGGCGATGCGGCGCGCGGACGGCGTCGTGCCATAGCGCCAAAAGTGCAGCTCGAGATTCGAGCGGTACGCTTCGGCCTCCCAGCGAGCACGAGCGGCCCGATCAGCTAGGTAAGACACCTCGAATGAGAGGCCTTCGCGATCGTGCTGAACGACGTGCTGGTGCTCGTGAACGCAGACGACGACCTGGCTCCAGAGATCCCAGCCGCCTCGCGGCACGCCGAGGTCGAACGGCGTGTAGATGCGCCGAGCGAGAGTCGTGGTGAAGTTGCGAAGGAAGCGGTCGCGGCTCTGGACACCCAGCGTGTCGAGCGCGTGCGCCACGAGCTGCATCTCGAATGCGTCGCGCTTGTTGACGACCGTCGTGCGGAAGTGATCCTGCATGAAGCGCCAGAACGCCCAGACCTCCTCGGGCTGGACGTCTACAAACACCTTGCCGACCACCGGCAACGATTGGAGAAAGCCCTTCATCGGTCGCCTCCCGCCGCCGTACTGGCGTCCTCGGCGGGAACGCAGGTGTGGCCGGTGAGGTGGCCGGCCTCCGTGGTCTCGTCGATGAAAGCGCAGACGAACGGCGCGCCGCTCTGCTTGCTGACGAGATCGCAGTCAGCGACTTCGTGGTAGGAGCCGTCGGCGTCGCAAATCTCGGCGACGTTGCCGGAGCAACGCGTAGCTCCCGGGGTGCAGTCGTCTGCGGGGCGGCAGTTGGAGAAGAAGCACGCGACGAAGACCGAGGCGATGGAACAGCTCTTCATGCGACGCTCCGTGCGGCAGGTCGGTCCTGGAAGGACACGAGCAGAAGGTTCCGGCTGGGGCGACGGCGGTGAAGGCCAAAACCCATCGGACGCGCCTCGGTTACGTAGAGACCGGGAGGAGTGCGCACGGCTTGCACGAGCTGGCCCTCGACGTCGTAGAGCGCCGCGAGCCGGTCGCTCGGGCGAATGAGCGCGTCTCCCGAGGCGGCGTCGACGAGGCCGAGCCGCTCAAGGTCCCTGAAGTGAAAGACCAGCTCGAAGCTCGACCTGGGCGTGTTTCCTGAAGTCGCCATACGCAGAGCTTCAAAAGCCTCCGGCTCCACCTGACAGGGGACGCGCACCGGTGGGTGCTCGCGACGAAAGGGCTCGGCGACACCATCGTCGTCGGCGTCGACGAGCACCGGCTCCTTGAAGTCCGGGTCGTAGCCACCGGTGAGAGCGCCAGGGCCATCGGGATCGACGGCGGCCGTCGCGGCGGTGTCGAACCGGTAGAGCTCGGCGATAAACGGGAAGATGAGCCGCCCGCGCATCACGCCGCTCCGAGCGGCGATGGCCTCACGTAGGGTGCGAGCAGCGAGTCAACCTCAGGGTCGCCGGTGAGCTGGCGAGCGGTCTGTTTTGCTGCGTCGAGCCGGTAGCTCTGATCGCGCGTCCGCTCCTCGATGATGCGCCAGCGACTTCGAGCCTCGAACGAAGCATCCTCAGCCAGCGGCGCGAAGTTGCGAAGCACGAACAGCAGGCACGCTCGGCGAATCGCGAGCGGCGTGCGCCCCTCGGGCGTGCCGTCGTCCTCTGTGAAGCCCCAGCGTCCCTCGACGACGACATTGCCTCGACCGCGCGGGAACACGCGGCAGTAGCGCAGCGTGAGGCGCGGAGCGTCGAAACCTGCCTGCACGGGCGCGCCAACGACCACGAGGTCGTCGAACGCGAAGGACAGCTCGCTGCCACCGAGCAAGAGGCGGTCGATGCGGATGGGTGGCACCGGGGGCTCGACGGACGGAGCGCCGCGACCATCGAGCCGAAACGTGGCGGTGCGTGGCTCGAAGAACCAGCCCGTCACGCGATCGATGAGCCGCGTCGCCTCGTCGAGCAGCAGCTCGAGGCGTGCGTCGCTCGCCGCAACCGCCGTCACGCCCTCGGCGCGCAAATCGGCGACCGAAGCGTACACGTCACTCCCGCTCCCGCTTACCGCGTCGTGCGTCCTTCTCGTCGTCCTTGGCGGGAGGTGCCGGCACAGATGCTGGCAGGTCTTCGGTGGTTACCGTGCCAGTCGGGCGAGCCGGCACGACCTTGAGGTCGTCGGTAGCGCTCCGCTTGAATTTCGCGGCGTCGGATTCCTTGGCCTCGAGTGCTTTGGCTTCCGCTTCGGTGCAGACGTCGAAGGCCAGCGGAGCGTGCTCGTCGGTCGGCACTTGGCGGACGGAGCGCAAGTGCTCTGCGACGGCGGCTTCCACGCGGTACCAGGCGCGCTCCTCCTGGAACTTGATGCCTGCGTAGGTGAAGCGCCGAAGAACCTGGCCGCGGCGCGGGTCGTAAGGCTTGAGGCGAACGAGTAGGGTTTCCATGAGTTCTCCTCAGGTCACAGCTGGACGTTGATGGCTTTGGCTACGCCGGGTTCCTCGGCGAACTTCACGTCGAAGCGCAGCGTCGCCACGATCTTCAGCGTGCCCTCCGAGATGTCGCGATCGGACTCGAAGCGGATCTGCCGCCAGATGCCGACGTGGATGTTCTTCGGGTTGCAGAGCAAGATCGCCGTCCGGTCGCCACCGACCCCGAGGTTCTCGGGGAACAGCGGGATGGGCTGGACCGGTACGCCGGAGTAGAGGACCGGCGTGTCGTCCTCGAGCAAGCGGTCGCCCGCTGCGGTAGCGCGATCCGCAAGCGTGTTGCGATAGCCGAGGTCTGCATCGACGCTCGTCAGGAAGCGCATCGCCTTCTTGTCCCGGAGGTACTCCGAGGGAAGGGTCTTGAGCATGTCGCGCAGCAAGTCCTTGGTCAGCGGCGCGCCCGCTGCGTCCACGAGGTTGCTGGTCGCCTGCTTGAGCAGGCCGTTCATCGTGGCGAGGAAGGTGTCGACGCTGGCGGTGTCGCCGTTGATCGCGACCTCCTCCATGTCGCGCGCGATGGCGTCGGCCATCATCTCCATGATGGTCTGGCGCAGCTCGCCGCGTTCGATGCTGTCCTCGAGCACCTCGTCCGACATGCGGACCTCGGCCTTGAACAGCTTCGCGTCGAGCTCGACCTCCGTGAGATCGGGCCTGGCGCGGTCAGCCACGCCGAGGGCGGTGCCTTCCTGACCGGGGCGCAGGATGCGGTTGCCGAACTTGATCTTGGAGATTTGCTGCTTGGGCGAAGCCATCGGAACGACGGTCGCCAGCTGCATGAGGACGGACTGCTTGATGAGCAGGCGCATGAATTTCTGCGCCTGCGCGGGTTTGAGGATGCCGCCGCCCGCCGTCAGATCGGTGAGCGCGAGGTCGGCCTTCTCCAGGATGGTGCGGTTGTCGAGGTAGCTCATGTCGCGGGTCCTTCCGGCGGGGAAATCAGAGGTCGTGGAAAGAGACCGCCTTGTCGACGTTCTCCCGGTCCTTGGGTTTGTTGAGATCGAGCGGCCATCCCACGTCCTCGACGCTGGCCTTCGACACGTGCTCGGCGGGCGCTGCGCTGTTCGGCAGTCCGAACTGCTTCTCCACTCGCCCGAGGCGCTGCTGCTGTTCCTTCACGGTCTCGGCGAGCAAGCGGAACGAGTCCGCGAGCTTCGCGAGGCTCTCCGTCACCGTGGGCGCCGCGGGGCTCGCCACGGGCTCTTGGCGCTTTTCGGTCTTCGGCGGCGTGGCCTTACCGGTGAGCTCGGCGAGGCGCGACAGCGCCTGCTTCGCGGCGGAGATGTCCTTGGCGAACGACGGTCCAGCAGCCGCGCGAGGAGTTCCGACGTCGGAACTGTTGCCACCGGCGCCTGGAACCTTTGCGGGCTTCTCGGTCTTGGCGCGCGCTTGGACGTCGGCGGGAGCTGCCGCGTCGGTCGCATCGCTCGGCGTCGCGAAGCCACTCCGTTCGAGGATCTGCTCGGCAGTCGCGCGCAGCTGCTCAGCGAGGGCCGCAAGGCGCATGTCGTTGCTGTCTGCTCCCAGGGAGCCGAGCAGGTCGACGATGGCCGTCAGACTCTCAAGTGCGGCAAGCGCAGCCCCGAGAGGCGACCCGTCAGCGACGGTCCACATCGAGTCGTCGGAGGGCGCCATGGTGGCGTCGGTGCCGTCGGTGGTGGCCTTTTCGGCGTTGTCAGTGCTGGGCGTGTTGTCGTCCATCGCGTCATCCCTCTTCACGATGAGAAATCGGTGTTGGTTGGCAGCGCGGTCGACGAGGGAAACTTCCTCGACGACCATGTCGATGAGCCGGTGCACGCCATCGGCGCCTCCGGCTGACTTGGTGATGCGGTTCGTCATGCGGCCTCCGTCTGGGGCTGGGCGTCGGGCACCGCGTGCTGCGGCGCTGGTGCTGCCAACGCTGGCTCCGGTGCCGCCGGTGCTGGTGCTGGCTCCGGAATGCGACGAGCGGAACCGCCGATCGAGAAGCCAGTCAGGTCGCCGGTCTTCACGCGGTCCCAAAGCTCGTCGGACATTACGCGCACGGCGAGCAGCCAGGTGCCCTTACGCACCGTCAGCTCGCCGATCGTGAAATCGGTGGGCGCGAGGTAGCTCTCGAGCACCTTGACCTGGTCGTTTACACGCAGGCGGTGCATCAGTCCGATGCCGCCGAACTCCTCCATGAAGCGGTGCGCGGCCGCGCGGATCTCGTCGGTCGAGTAGATGTCGCCCTGCGCGTCAACGACCTCGGGCTCGAGCACGATGCCGAGCACGTACCGTTCGTCGTTCGGGTCGAGCCCCTTCACGAGCTGCGTGGTCTTGTCGAAGACGAGCGCATCCAGGCTGGGGTCGAGCGGCAGATGTTCGCACTTGGCGATGAGCTCGAAGTCCTCCGCCTTGCGCACGGGGTAGTTGGCGACGAACAGGCGCATGGCCTGCTTCGCGCCGCCTCGGCCCGAGGCCTCGCGGACCTTGAGCCGGAAGACGTGACCGATGCGCTTGAACGCCGCGACGTTCTCGGGCGTCGGGTTCAGGACCGCGATGAACCTGCCGCGCACCTTGGCGAGCGCATCGACGAACTCTTGCAGATCGATGACGTTGTCCTTGTCGAACCACTCGCCGGGGTACGGCGGGTCGATGAAGAAGAAGGTGTCGGGCGAGTCGTAGGCCTTGAGTGTCTTGCGGTAGTCCTGCCGAAGCACCGTGACGTCCTTCAGCCGCTCAGCGGCCTTCAGGTACTTGTCCGGGTTCGTGGTGGAGCCGAGATGCTGCTGCGCAGGGTGCGTGCCGTCCGGGCGGCAGTCGCGCGCATGCGTGCGCACGAAGACGAGCTTGTAAAAGCGCGCCACCTCGTCCTTGGGCGCCATGTCGCGCGCTTTCTCGAAGGTCTCGGTGGTGACCGTCCACTCGAAACGTCGGCGCAGCTCGGCGACGCGCTCAGGTGTCATCGACTTGATGGTGCGGTGGAGGAAGACCACATCCTCGTCGAGGTCCGCGAGCACCTCCTTGTCGCTCGACTCCTTGGCGTGGAGCACCGCTGCCGCTCCCGCGAAGGGTTCGACGTAGGTCTTGTGCGCCGGGATGAGCGGCACGATGCGTTTGGCGTAGTGGAACGAGCCGCCGAAGGTGCCGAACGGCTGGGCCTTCTCAAGCTCGTCCGCCTCGTCACCGAGCACGCCATCCCAGTCGTCGAGGACGACGCTCTCGTCGAGCAACTTGATCGCGGGCTCGTAGTTCGCGACCAGCAGCTGCGTCAGCACGGACGAGCCGCCCACGCCGCGCATCGAGGCGATAGTTCGCGGCGTGCGGATCCGCTTCACCCAGAAACGGGAGTCCTTCACCATCGCGGGGAACTTCCCGCGAATGCCGTAGGTGATGAGGAACTTGCCCTTGAGCGACTTGAGCAGCTTGAAGAAGCGCTCTTCGTCGAAGTCGGACTCGCCGACATCGACGTTGTAGCCGGGGTACGGCGGGTCGAGGAAGAAGACCGTGTCCTTGGCGTCGTACTTGCGAACGACCTTCTCGTAGTCGCCGCCGAAGATCTTGACGGTCTTCAGGCGCGGACCGAACTGCTCGATGCGCTTGATGGTCTTCGCTTCGACGCCGACGACGGACGGGCTGAAGCTGCGCCCGCGCATTTTCCCGTAGGAGAAGTGCGTCAGGTACAGAAAGCGATGCAGCCGCTCGACGTCGTCCTCGGGCGCGATATCGAGCAGCCCCTTGAACGTCTTCTCGCTACCGACCCACGGCAGCTGCTTCAGCCGCTCAAGGTCCGCCGCCGTGAGCTTCTTGAGCAGCCGGTAGGCGTCGGCGATCTCGGGGTCGGCGTCGTTGATGACCTCCACCGCGGAGGGCTCCTTCGCGAATAGCACCGCGGCGCTGCCCGCGAACGGCTCGACATAGGTCTTGTGGGCCGGGAGCAGCGCAACGAGGCGGTTCGCCAGGCGCTTCTTGCCCGCGGGCGAGCCCCAGATGGTCTTCTCAACCGCTTCGCCTTGGCTCGCCGCGAGTACGCGACGGGCGTGGGCAATAGCGGCCTCTCGCCGATCACGCATTGCGGAGCGCCTCCGGGTCGGAGCCCCAGGTCGGATCCTTGATGGCGGGCGTGTTCAGGTCGCGGGGCCACACCACGGGCTCGTCGCGCTTCTGCTCCCGCGAGGGCGCGGACGGAGGCGTCCCGTTCCCCTGATCGGGGGCGGGGCTCTCTGGCTCGCGCGGCTTCGCAGTCTCGGGCATGCGTCGACCTCCGCTGGGGGCAAAGCAGCCGCCCAAGCGAAGCGGGGACACGTGCGTGCGGACTGCCTGCAGTCATCTTGCGACTGCTGAGCCACCAGGGACCTCAGTGCTGGAAGGCGTCCGTCAACCGGCTCGATGACGCAAGCGACGCGCGGGAGGTGGCGCTACGGCTTCTTGGTCAACTCACCAAGGACTCGCACGAACGCTGCCTCCAGGCGGTCCATCACCAACCGCAATCGGTGGAAGTCGACCCATACTTCCCCCTGCAGCTTTCCCGACTGGAACGCGACGCCGGACTCCGGATAACGAAATGTCGTCGAACGGCCGTCGACGTCGTGGAACTCATGTAGTCGAGCCAGAATCCAGGCAGGCACTTCGACCCCGAACTGTGCGCGAACCACGTCCTGGAACTGGCTGATGAGGCCTGCGAGATCGTGGTTGCGCCTTGCCGGCCCGACAATCGCCTTCAAGTACAGCTCGATCGAGTGTCGATAGTTGAAGAGAACGGGATACAAGAGGTCGTCGGCAGACTCAGTAGCAAGCGCGGCGACAAGCAGTGTGTCTCCTGCGCGTTTGAACGAGGTCGCGAGCATGCCGCGCTGTTCGGTCGCTAGATCGACCATGCCTCCGACGAGAGCTCCGTGCCTCCAGCTCTCATCGATCTCGTCCGGAACTTCTCGGAAGATGTCGTCAGCATTGCTCATCGGCGAAGGTTACCCCGTCACGAACCTACGGGCGTTCCTCTTCGTGCGGCATCCTGGACAAGTCTTGGCCGCAAGGTCTGCTCGGTCCCGACCGTCACACGACGGCGAGTGTCGTGGTTCGGCAGAGCCCGTGGTACGGCGGGAAGCCGATGCCGACCTCGCGGAGCGCGCCGTCCGACGCGAGGGCCCGGAAGTCGCCGCGATCATCGCGGGTGCCGAATGCCGAACGGGTCACCTCGGCCAGCGGGGTACGGCCAGCGCCAGAGTCGACGTAAAGCCGAGTGTTCCCGGTCTCGGGATCGAGGCTTTCGCGCACCCAGGGCAGCTCGCGCTTGATCTCCTCGGGCTGCTCGAGCTGCTCGACCCGCTCGAAACGCTGCAGGCCGTCCGCGACGGCGAAGGTCTTTCCGTGAAGGTACCGGCAGATGTGCGTGGTGCGCTCGTCGAGCACCGCCTCGATCACGTAGCGTTGGATGCCGGCCTCGGCGTAGCTGCTCATCTGGGCGAATGACCGCCCCTGGCCGATGAACGAGCTCGCGACGATCTCCCAGTAGAAGGGCGCACGCTCGACGAGAGCTACCCGAGCGGCGCGCTCGAGGTCCGCTGCGATGTCGTCGCGTCCAAGCCCCTGCTCGAGACCAGCCGCGACAATGCGGCGCGCCTCTTCACCGAAGCCGTCGACGCGTCGACCGTACTCGTCGCGGACGAAGTTGCCCTGCGAGCTAACGACGTGGGTGACGACGCGGCGATCGAGGGCGTTGAAGTCGGCGGCGATGGCGAGGCCCTGCTGACGCCGAGCCTGGGTTCGGGTCGCCGCCACGACTGACTCGGCAGCATCGCCAAGGGGCACCTGGATGCGCGCCGGGATGACGGCCGTCGCTCGGCCCGCGGCCGCCATGGCCTCGGACACGAGTCGCCGCCGTTCGGGCGCGGTGGTGCGTGCCCAGTCGACGTCGAGGACACCCATCGCGTCGCGAACCGCGTCCACGTCAGCGCGCCCCGTCGCGCGCCGGAGCCGAGCCGCCAGCACCGCGACGGCGCGGTCGAAGCCGGCCTGGGACCCGAGGTTGATGGCCTTGCCGAGCGGGAGGCGTAGGTAATCGCCGAGCAACTCGTCGGCCGCGACCCGAGCTTCGTGGACCAAGAGCAGTCGA